TACCGCTGCCGATCCGTCAGGATTGTTCACTGCTCTGTACGACGCCGCTCGAGAAATTGCGGAAGATTCAAACTTCTTCCCCACTCACTTGTGCGTGTCGCCCGATGTATGGGAAAAATTGGGCCGTCAAACCGATGCTGACAAGCGTCCAGTCTTTGGTTACAACGCCAACGGCATGATGACCACCAACTCAATTGGTAACGTCTCTGGTATCCAGTACACCAGCATGAATGTTCTCGGTTTGAATGTCGTCGTTGACAACAACTTCGCTTCCGGAACCATGCTTGTGGTTTACGCACCAGGCTTTGAAATCTACGAATCAGGCCCGCAATTGTTGAGCCATGACAACCCGAGCAACCTCGGCAAGAACCTGAGCATCCACCAGTACTTCGCCACCTTTGTTGCTAAGTCGAGTTTCATTCAATCAATCACCATCGCCTAACTATCAGTCCGAAAGGCGGTTAGCCGATCATGGCTGTTTATCGAATTACTTTCCACCAGCGTTTGGATAACTATGCGGTTGTCCAGACGCTGACGGAACCCGATGTCGCTGTTGGGCAGTCAATAACGATTGCTGATTTGGGCCACTCGCTTAACGGCACTCATGTCATTTACGATCTGCCAAGTTACTACTTTCTTGGCGTTGACTCTGAAGGCGATCTGCTTTTTGACGTTAACCAACCGATCCCCAATCAAGTGTTGTTTTACGATGCTGGAGACAATTTAGATCGAAGCTCCACAAATGCTGGCACTTTGACTTATACCGAAACTTGCACCTGGATCACCGCGGTGGACATTGAAAACTATTTGACGGTCCCGTTGCTTGGTTCTAATGACCAGACGTTTCTTGTGCAGTGTGCAGCTGCTGCAAACGCGTTCTGTTTTCGTCGCCGTCAAGAGTCGGGCTACACGGACGACCTAACTGTTTCGCCTGGTGGAGATGTCACGCTCGGGACGATCATGTATGGCTCGGCCCTGTTCCGCCAAAAAGGATCCATAGACCAGTTCGCGTCGTTTACTGACATGGGCTCAGCACCCACTGTGGGGCTCTCAGGGCTCGTCAAACAATTGTTAGGCATTAGCAGACCGCAGGTGGCTTAAATGCCCGTAGCGAACGCACCTATCATCTATGACGATTCAATCCAATATGACCAAGCTGACACCCGATACAACCAATCGCAGTACTCCGATTTTCTTAACGATGCTTTTGATGATCTGGTCACTATTCTGCAAGGCATCACGGGTCTTAGGGTGGTTGACGATCCTCGCAATATCGCTCCACCTTGCGCTTTTGTGGATGCTCCATCCATCGAGTCGTTCAACTACAACATTGTCAAAATGACTTTCCCCGTCACGCTTATTTCTACGGGCCCCGGCAACCTTGACGCATTGCGCCAACTGCTCAACTTGACGGCAGCTCTTGTCACTAAGAACATTGCGGTCATGTCGGCATCGCCAAAAGTGGTGACGCTCGGCGGGCAAGAGTTCGCTGGATATGAAGTCATCATTCCATTACAGGCACAGAACGGATAAGCAATGGATCGTTACATCATTTCAAGTATTCGAGTGGGCGAGATCGGCAAACCGTTTATGGCTCAACCGTCCGACGACATTGAATGGTTGCTCGCTGGAGGGTTTATTCAGCGTTCCGACACTCACCCGAGCAAGAGTGCTAAATTGACAAACAAGCCCGACGCGACCAACAAGAAAAAGGATTGATCCGTCATGGCCACAGCAACATATCTTTCAAACCCAGTCGTCTCTATTGGTGCAGTGGATCTATCCGATCAGTGCACGTCGGCGACCTTGTCGCAAAAGATCACCGCGTTGCAGGCTAACGCTTTCGGCTCTACCGCTATTTCGTACACTGCAGGATTGCAAGACAACTCGTTGACGCTTGATCTGTACTGGTCAACCGCGGCCAGTGAGACCTACGCAACTTTGAAGGCTCTTGTCGGTACGAACATTACGACGATCACCATTAAAGGATCATCCGCTGCAGTGAGCGCAACTAACCCGCTAGGCACACTCAGTAACAGTTTCCTAGAAGAGCTCCCCGTCGCGTACACGCTCGGAGAGTTGACGACTGCCAGCGTGACGTTCAAGGGTGGCACCTTCGCCTGGTCGGAAGCCTGATCTAACTAAACCTAAACAAAGGACCCGACATGAAACTAACAATCCGATTTGATATCGGTTACGGACCTGCCACGATCACGACCACGCTCGCAACGCTTGTCGCGTGGGAACGCAAGTTCAAAATGAAAACGTCTGATCTTGCCGACAACTTCGGTATGGAGGACATGGCTTTCATGGCGTGGCACTCAGCCAAAATCCAGACCGAACACGGTCAGTCAATCCCCGTGGAGTTTGACTCTTTCGTTAACAAACTGGTCACTATTGAGATCGTGAGTACCGCGTCCTCAAACCCTACGAAAGCGGATCACACCGCCACTCCCTAGCCCAACTTTTAGTCATAACGGGATGGTGGCCGCCTGATGTAGTATTTGACTCGGACGACCTCTCGACAGTCGCCAAGATCATAAAGGAGAGGTGAACCATGTCGATATCTGTTGATGGACTTGAGTCCACTCTTAAGGCCCTTCAGAAGATCCAGCCCGAGGTTAAGAAGCAGTTCTTTAAGGACGCGAAGCAGATCGTAAAGCCTGCGATAGATGAGGCTAAAGGTGCGTACCGTTCGGGTTACCTCTCTGGTATGTCCCGGGCGTGGGCTCCGAGTGGTCGCTCAATCTTTCCGTGGAATCAAAGCACAGCCGTTAAAGGTGTCGCGGTAGCTACGTCATTGTCTAAGAAACAGGATGCAGTTTTGACTATTACACAAAAGGACGCTGCAGCAGCGATTTTAGATATGGCGGGCAAAAGGACCAGTAACCCTCTTGGGAACGCTCTGAACGCATTTAACACGCCTTCCCGTGTGATGTGGCGTGCCTATGAGAACAACGCGGGACCAATTGAAAACGAAATGAAAAAGTCTGTTGATGAGGTCATGGCTCGAGTTAGCCAGTTGACGAAAGCGTTGGTGCTCTAATGGCGATCCGTATTCCGATCATTACCGACCTACAGGACAAAGGTATTCAAGAAGCCCGTCGCCAGTTCGGAAAGTTCAAAGCCGATGTTGCTGCAGCCGATGGAACGATGGGCAAGTTTAAGGCTGGATCCAAAGCCGCGTTTGATGGTGTCAAAGCGCAAGCGGGCAACCTTGCGATAGTTGCGGGTACTGCAATCGCAGGGTTCGCTATCAAGGCCGTCGGAGACTTTCAGGATCTCGCTATTGCTGCAGGAAAGTTCAGTGATGCGACCGGGTTAACTGTTGAGGATGCGTCCAAGTTTATGGAAGCAGCTGGAGACATCGGTGTCCCCGTAGACAAACTTGAGGGCGCGATCGGTCGCCTTAATCGGACTATCGGTGCGGACCCTGACAAGGTCCGTGATCTTGGCGTTGACCTTGTTTATTTAAACGATGGTTCATTGGATGTCAACGAAACATTCTTGAACACGATCCAACGGATCAAGGACATTAAAGACCCAGCCCAAAAAGCAAAAGTGGCGGCGCAGCTCCTCGGCAAGGGTTGGCAGGACATGGCCGAACTTATCGAGTTGGGTGCTGACGATCTAAAAGCATCGTTGGACAGTGTTGACGATTCAAAGATCATTGACAAAAGCGAAGTTGATAAAGCCAAGAATTACCGTCAGGCAATGGATGACCTACGGGACTCTTTTGAAAAGGTCGCGATTAATCTTGGCGAACGTCTAATCCCTAAGGTCGCGGAACTTCTTGAACTGCTTGCTAAGTTGCCCGAATTGTTACGCGGATCGGGTGGCGTGATAGAGGACGCTTTTTCAGTTGAATATATGGCTTCGTTAGGCGACGAAGCCGCTATAGCCCAACTTGAGTTTGAACGCCTATCGGAGATGTATGGGGGCTATTACAAGAGTCGAGCGCAAGGTGCGAAAGATGATACGTACGCACTTGAGCAACAGATGCTTGATCTTGAAGAAGCAACTACTGCGACTGATGCTGCTTTTGAAGCGTTGAAAGGTGAACTAAAACTTGAAGGCGCGGTCCTTGACGCGAAAGCAATGTTGGACCAACTCAAAGAAAAAGCCGTAGAAGCGTTTAACGGTGCTGACGGTGCTCTCGGAGAATACGAGCAGAGTTTGGTTGATGCCAAATTGAAGGTGCTTGATCTTGCCGAAATGATTACTTTGACTGATTCGCAAAAGAATCAGATTCGAGTGCTAGTTGATACTGGCCAACTTGAACGCGCTCTTGGTTTGATTGGCATTATTAACGCGGGCGGTTATACGCCTGAACTTAACGCGATGCGGTTCCGTGGTGCGCGTGCTAGCGGTGGCCCCGTTGCCCCGGGCGGATCTTATTTAGTGGGCGAGCGCGGACCCGAACTGTTCACGCCTGGCTCGTCTGGAAGCATCACACCAAACAACGCTTTAGGC